ATATTGGACTAATTTTATTTTACCAAATACATTAACAGATAGAAAAAATCCTGATTTAGGAAGAACTAAAAATGTTGTAGATGCTTTGTCAATGTTTCACGATTACGACTTTAGAAAGTACAAAGGAAAACAAAATAGTCGAAAAATAGCTAGAAACTTAGTTGACTATGTAGCTGGTAAAACCATACTAGAAGCTGCACTAAAAGACAATAACGAAACTCAATTATCAATAGCAATTTAAATAAAACAATATGGATAAAAACGATTCAAGAGCTATGATACAATACTATTTGGAAGTCATAGAAAACTCTAAAAAACCAAAACATATAGAATATGCTCAAAGCATGATGAGCTTTCATATAGCAAAATTAGAACTAGATACAGACTTTATTAAAAAAAAGAAATACAGCACAAATACAGCATAAAATGAGCAAAGAAGATATTAAAAAGCACCAGTTTAAAAAAGGACAATCTGGAAACCCTAAAGGTAGACCAAAAGGCTCGCCAAACTTAAAGAGGCTATATATGGATTTATTAATGTTAGAGAATGAGGTTATGAATCCAATTACAGGAAAAGCAGAAAAGTTAAACCAATTTCAACAAATAGCAATAGCTCAAATTAGAGAGGCTCGTAAAGGAAATACTACAGCCCAAGAGAAGGTCATGGAGAGGTTTTTAGGTAAGAATAAAGAGATAGTAGATATAAATGGAGACGTGCCTTCTATAGACCTAAGAAAGCTCTTTAACTTTAAAGATGAGGATTGAACTTTAATAGTAAATATCAAGCCTTCTGGAATGATAGTAGATATACTATTCTAACTGGAGGTCGAGGCTCTGGTAAATCATACTTCACTGGAGTTTACTTATTAGCCTTAACACTAGAGGTCGGTCATGTAATCCTATACACTAGATACACTTTAAGAGCAGCAAGTGTTTCAATCATACCAGAGTTTAAAGAAAAAATAGAAATATTAAATATAGGTAGCATGTATCATATTACCAGAGATGAGATAGTCAACAAAGTAACTGGTAGTAAGATAATCTTTAGAGGTATTAAAACCTCATCAGGAGACCAAACAGCAAACCTTAAATCTTTACAAGGTGTAACTACCTGGTGTATGGAGGAGGCAGAAGAGATAGACGAAGACTCATTTGATAAAATAGATTTATCAGTAAGACAAAAAGATAAACAAAACAGAGTAATCCTTTTACTTAATCCAAGTACTAAAGAGCATTTTATATATCGTAGGTTTTATGAAGACAAAGCAGTACAAGCTGGAAGCAACTTAACCAAAGGAGATACCACTTACATACACACTACCTATTTAGATAATAAACAAAACCTCTCTGAAAGTTATATAAGTCAGATTGAGGATATGAAAAAAAGAAGACCTCAAAGATATGATGCTGTAATACAAGGTAACTGGCTAGAGAAAGCAGAGGGTGTTATATTCACTAACTGGAAACTAGGCAAGTTTAAAGAAGTATCTAAAGCAGTTTTTGGCGCAGATTTTGGATTTGCCTCAGACGAAAATACTTTAGTTAAAACCTCAATAGATAAAGACAGGAAAATAATCTATGTTAAACTCTGTTTCTATTTACCAGCTTTAACTACTTCTGACCTTAGAGGACTGTATAAAAAACATGCAGCAGACTCTCTAATTGTAGCAGACTCAGCAGAGCCAAGATTAATACATGAGTTAAAAGCCTCATCTAATATAATACCAACAATAAAAGGGCAAGGCAGTATAACTTATGGAATCTCTTTGCTACAAGACTATGACTTAATCATAGACGAAGAGGATAGCACTCCCTTAGTTAAAGAATTAAACAATTACAGTTGGCTTGAAAAGAAGTCAAAGACACCAATAGATAAATATAACCATGCAATAGATGCTTTAAGATATGCTATAAGCTATCAATTAAAGAATCCAAATGCTGGCGAATATCATTTAATGTAAAATAGTAGACCGAATATATAAACACAAAGCGTTTTAATAATATAACATTTTAAGTTATGGCGATAAAGAAAATAGAAGTTCCTAATGATATGTCCGAAATAACACTAGGTCAATATCAAAAGTTTGCAAAATTAGTTGAGAAGGAACAAGAGGAGGATTTTCTGCAAAAAAAAATGATAGAGATATTTTGTGGAATAAACCTTAAAGAAGTAGACCAATACAAATATACAGCAGTAAAGAAAATAAGCAAGATACTATCTGAGATGCTTCAACAAAAGCCTAAACTTAAAACTAGGTTTCATTACAAAGGAAAAGAGCTAGGATTTATTCCTAGAATAGAAGACCTGTCCTTTGGAGAGTTTGTTGATTTAGATATGCTAATGAAAGACTGGGACAGTATGGATAAAGCTCTAGGAATATTATACAGAGAAATAGATATGAAGTTTAGCAATAAATACACGATAGTTAAATATAACTCAGATAGTATTGAAGACATGCGAGAGATGCCTTTAGATATTGCACTGGGTGCTATTTTTTTTTTGTGGAATTTAAAAAAAGAACTAACGAATCATATTCTCAACTATTCGGCTCGAACAATGAAGGATTTGACACCTCAGCAGAGGGGGCTTTTACAGAGCAGTATGGCTGGTTTGGAAGTTTCTACACCCTCTCAGGTGGAGGAGATATTACAAAATTCGAAGCTATAGAGAGGCTTCCGATGACTCAGTGTTTAACCTATTTAAGTTTTGTTAAAGAGAAAACAGAGCTTGAAGCTAAAAAGATAAAAAATGCAAGCAGAAGATAAACAGGATTTAATAGACTCTTTATACGAGAGAATGCTATTAAACGATAACGAAGAGATTGTATTAAGCGATGGTTTTGAAGAGGCATTAATAGGAGTATCTGCTTCTGAGCCTAAGATTGCTATATATGATTTTTGGAAAGCTATTGATTGTATAATGAAGTCTAATGAGAATCTGGATTTTGACCAGGCTTTAGAATGGCTAGACGATTTTGCAAATGCTAAATTAGAAACGCTTGAAAGCCTAACACCAATATTTGTTAAAACATTATGAATACATATTTTAAAATAATTGAAGACTTAAAGACTATAGCTATTGCTGAGCCTTTTGTAAATACAGTAACTCAAGGCGACATAACTGAGATAGACCTTAACAAAACAACTATATTCCCTCTTTGTCATTTAACTGTTTCTGGAGCAGATGTTCAAACCAATGTAACGACTCTAAACATATCTGTCTTTTTAATGGATATTGTAGACCACTCTAAAGAATCCTCATCAAGTGATATAAGAGGGAATAATAACGAGATGGACGTATTAAATACTCACTTAGGAGTAGCAGCTAGAATACAGGCAGCAATAGCGAAGCAGTCATCTTATAGAGACCAGTACGAGCTTTCCAGTAGTTTTTCATGTGAGCCTTTTACAGAGAGGTTTGAGAACAACATGGCTGGCTGGGCTATAACATTTACAATTACAATACAAAACCCTATGACTAGCGTAACGTAATGAATAACGAAAAACTAAAACATTTTAAAGAAGGTTTAAATCGCTTTGGCAAAGCAGTAGTCTTTGGAAGTTTAAAAGAATTAAAGAAACAGAAAAAAGGCAGTGGTAATCTAGCCAGGAGTTTAATGTATAAACCTAGAGTATATCAAAACAGCCTCTCTTTAGAATTTATAATGAATGACTATGGCTTATTTCAAGACAAAGGTATAAAAGGAGTTGGAGGTGTTAGAAAAATGACTAGCACTTTTAACAGACGAAATAACAAAGGTAAGATGTGGAAACAAAAAGGAAAAAACAGCCCTTTTAGTTTTAAAAAAGATAATAAACCTTCAGTAAAACATTTTAAAGACTGGGCTAGTAAAAGAGGATTGAATCCTTTTGCAATTAGGGAGTCTGTTTTTAGACAAGGTATAGCTCCAAGTTTATTCTTTACAAAACCTTTTGAGGCTGCTTTTAAAAACCTACCAGATAATCTAGCTGAAGACTTTGCTTTAGACCTAGAGAATTTTATTGAATTTACAACTAAAGATATTAATAAGAAATGAGTACAAAAATAAATGTAAGAAGCCCTTTTTATCTAAGCTATGCTGAGCCTACAGTTCCAGAGCCAGCTTTCACTTGTTTAATAGCAAACCCTACAAGTAAAAATAACGGCACTGCCAACCAATTTGATATAAACCAGCAAGGTGTAATAACACTCCCAGATTTAGAGTTTGGAAACATTCTAAGCATAAGCTCTTCAGATAGTGGCTTTTCAAACAACAAATACGCTACTGTAACTTCAGATACAACTAGAACTATAACACTAGAGATTGCAATACCTACTGGATTTTCTAACACTTCAGATGGAACTTTTGATTGTAATGTAACTGCTATTCAGCCTCCCTATCAACCAGCAGCAACACCTCCAGCTAATCAACCAGCTCAAACATGTTCAGGAGGTCCGACAGCTAGTAGTAGCATACCAGCACAAACATTAGCTGCTGGAAGTGGCTCAGCTTCAATAGA